ATTAGTGATTAAGTCAGCAATAGCTGCTTCTTTATCTGTGTATTTTAGTTTTACTTCTCTCATATCATTACGACTTGTTTTATTCTTCCATTTGGAAGCTGATAAGTTACTGGAATAGATGTTATAACATTTGTAGTGCCACCATCAAAAGTTTCTGTTATTTCAGTTACGCCAACTGGTGTTGTTAACGTGCCAACATCAGCCACCCTTGTAACTGTGCTTGCTACTGTGGGGATGTAGGATGTTGCGGAAGAGCCTACTTCTAATTGTGCGCCCCAAATGTAAAATGATTCGCCATTTGTGTTATAGGCTCTTGCTGGAGATTGTTGATAGTTTCCAGTTGTAGTTGCTGTTACAGTTGCAGAAACACGAACCCAATCACCATTTACAATTTGGTTTGTAACAAATACAATTTGATTTGCAGCTAACAAAAATCTAAATTCAGTTACATTAACTCCTTTTATCCAAGCTGAAAGTGTATAAGTATTTCCAGCAACAATTGATGATACTTTAGCTATTCTTGATGTAGATAAATTGGTAAAAGTACATAAAGCTGCGTTAGAAGTGCCAAAAGGGTCGGGTTGATTATAGGTTATACTTTGAAGGCTTTTAATCCAACTAGCATTATTAAAATCCTCACTATAATTCAACAAATTAGTTTTCTGTGGTTCTACCAATATACTAGGACAACCTCCGCCAGTATAGTCTATTGGGGGGATGTCAGCGCCAATTGATTGCACCAAACCATCTGCATTTACTCTTGTCTTTGTAGATGCTCTAGTCCACGTTAAATCACTGCTACCGTCAGTAGGCTTAACAGAGTATAGCTTGTCCTCTTTATATGCGTTTGGCGTGATAATTAAAGATGCTTCGTCGTATAAACTCATTGTACTTTATTTAAGTCAATTAATGTATGAACAAAGCAGTTGTTAGCTTCAAAGGTTTCCCAATCATTTGCCATTGTTTTCCTTTTTAATTTTTGCTAAAAATACCTTTAGCTTTTTAATGTTTTCCTCTTTTGGTTTATATTGCCTCAAATGAACCATCCCGTATAATTGTTAGTTGTATCTGGGTACATATCGCCGTTGCTATTATCGTTATACTCTGGGAATAAGTCCTGATTGAAACTCATGTAATCAATAAATCTTTCCGTATAATGTTGCGCTATACTTCTTTCCTTTTCAATCAAAAAATCAACTTCATTTTTATCTACGTTTTCGCTATTTTCAGACGAATGTTTGTAAACTCCCTTGTTGCTAATAGTGTACGCTGCAAATGGCAGGTATTCAGCCATCGCCCAATGCACTAAAAGGGGTTTAACGTACTTGTTTACTAGTATCTGATAATTGCCCGTTAAAGTGTCTGCAATAACATCTTCCTGCAATTTATCTAATAGTTGAGTGCCTAGAATGTTTTGTACGTGGATGTCTTGAGAAATTTTTATAAACTGAATAAATTTATCAATGTCAACATTACCACCAAGTGCAGTTAACGTTACTAAATCATCTCTTGTTATTAATAGTGCTGTTGCCATTATTTCGCGTCGCTTGGTAGGTTTCTATTATTTGGGCTAAATCCTTTTAACGGTAAGTTGTTAGGATAGATTGAAACTTCGTAAGGGTTTGTAACTTTATACCCTTTGATTTCCGCTGCTCTAGTTCCAATTTTATCGTAGCCGTCCTCAATTTTATTTAAGTCTAGCATAAACGTAACGCGTTCCCATTTGTGATGACATCGTGCGCCACCTTTAAACTTAAAAATGTCGTATGTGTTTGCGCCGTTTTCGCCAAAACCTGCATTGACTGCCCGACCACTCATTTCATCAATATCTTCTTTTCGAAATAGTCTATCTTGTTTTGCCATCATTGCCGTACAAAATTCTCTATCTGGAGTTTTATTCCCCGTGTATCTGTATCTTACTTTGAAATACTTTAACTCCCCAACTTTTCTGTCTTGTGCGCTCTTTTGTTTCTCTTTTGGACTACCAGTCTGCACAAAGTTGTAAACCTTGCTTAAAAGGCTTTGTTTAGGCTCTAGGTTGCTCTCTGCTTCCATTAAAGCAATATCCAGTTCTTCGTCGTTGTCGCCTGCGTCCCTTGCGTCTACTTCTGACCATTCATCGCCTAACTGGTTTTCATCAACCATTGCCAAAATTGTATCTAATTCACTTTGTGCGCTTAAATTTGTACCCGTTTCCTCCGCCACTTGGTCTGTACTTTGCGCGTTTTCAAGGTCTGTAAACTCTAAAGGTTTTAACGTTTTGAAGAATAGGTTTAAACTAATATCGTTAAAAGCAAGAATTTTATCTAAAGATTCCAATATCTCGTCCTGAATAGGCTTAATAACCATATTGTTAAACAAGATAAAGCTATTTTCCAACTCGTCCGCATTTGAACTAAAACCGCTTGCATTTGCAATACCAAAGATTAGAGGGGAAGTTACTGAATGGCCCAGCATTATTTTTCTTACGCATTCTTCGGATAGGTAGGTGTAATGGTCTGGAGCATCCGCCAAAGGTAAAGATTCAACCGTTGTAGCAGCTTCTTTGTTATCGTTAAAAGCAACTATAACTTTTTGACCTTTACTACCCGTTAAAATTGACTTAACCTTATTTGTAATTATGCTTTGCTGTTCAGGGGATGGTGTGCCGTTATTGAAATTTACTACGGTACGCCCAGAAAATCCATTTTGTACCTCGTTAATAAGATAATCGCCAACTTCTTCTTCTAATACAGAATAAGGCAAAGACGCCTGATAGTCTGGATAGGCATAATATTTCATCCCAACAGAATAAGGCATAGAAAATAATACCTCAACTTTATCTTTAGAGGTTCCAAAAGCGGAAAATCTTTTAGGCTTGAATTTTTTTGTGTCTGTCCAATCGTCTGAATAGTAATAACCTTCAATTTCTCCGTCTGCGTTACATTTTTCAGTACGCAAAAGGTTAACTGGAAGATGGTAAGCCTTTAGGATTTTGTCGTGTTTATCGTTATAGTGAACTTGAAACGCAAATTGCCCTAACATTTTTCTATCCATTGCAATTTTACGCAAACAGTCTGGATTGAATAGCGCCATCATTTGTGCGTATTCGTTTGGCTTTCTTGAGGCGTCAACCGCAGACAATCCACGACCATAGATAAGGCGTGAAATGGAGTTAATTATAGCACCATTTGTTGTTGAGTTAACGTATCTATCCACCAAAAATTGGAAATAGTTGTTATCCTCGCCAAACTCAACCCATTCATCACGTTTAGATTCTTTGATTATTGGGTTAGTGTACGCCGAAAGCTGCACAATATGTATGTTATCACTCATAAACTATGAACGTATTAGATGTTGTATTTGATTTATATTTTCCCTCGTTTACAGAAAAGTTTACGATGTCTTTATCGGTACAGAATATTTTACCTTTGTAAACTATATCAGCCCCGTTTAAAAGCGTTAGGGTGTAAAAGTGTGATTCAACTAAGGCAAATTCCGCAGATATGGTGTTAACATAGTCTCCATTTGTTTGGGAAATTATGTCTACAACAATAGATTCATTACTTTGTTCATCAGTTAACACCATAGCGTCAAAAGCCCCGCGTGAGATAAAGTTTATTGTTTGCTCGGATGTCGAAGTTGTTAAGACTATCATACTATATTAACGTTAAAAGTTTAAAAGTGTTTTTTTTATCTATATTTGTAGAAACAAAAACAAAACAAATGGTTTACGACAAAACAACAAACTTCGCAGCTCAAGAAATAACATCTATAAATGGTGGCAGTTTTTTAGATGCAAACAACATACTTTGGAAATATGTTGACGGCAATTGGATAGGTAAAAGAAGTGTTTTTACTTTTGACTTCCGTTCGTGTTGGCTAGAAAATACTACTATTGAAAATGTCAAAAGTTGGTGGTGCGGAAAAGATGCGGACTATTTAGAAATATTTGTAAATAAAAAAGGGCAGCCATAAGCCACCCCAATTTCAACAATAATAGTTTCTTAAGCTGTTATAACTGTTGCAGTTCCAAAAGCAGTAATCAATTCCGCTTCTGTTGCTACGTCAATAATGTTTGCCAAAACCTTTTCAGTACCTACGAATGTAAGCGTGTAACCGTTTAAGTCTCCCATTGCAGTACCATTCGCCACCGCAGCAGTTGTTAACTCCATACCATGCTCCAAACCAGCCAAGAAAAATTGGTTGTTACGGTTTTTTACAATAACGTGAGGACGACCATACGCCAAAAGTTTAACTGATTTATGTGTTGTTGCATCTTGTTTTTTCAAGACAACTGACAAAGTTTGTTCTACAAAAGTAGTACCGTTTTCTCTTGAAGATGTAACGTTTTGCTCAAAAGAGTTTGTACCTTTCAATTCATATTTGTATAGAGATGTTACGTTTGCCACAGCGTCAATAACATCATCTGTTTGAGTTATATCCGTTGGATAAGCGTAATCCCCATAATTTACAAAGTAGATTGCATCAATTCCGCCCACCGCGTCCTTACATACTTCTAACCTACCGTTTGCTAATTCACAAGCCATAATTTTTGTATTTTAAAGTTATAAAAAAAGGGATGGCATCTTACCACCCCCTTGTTAATTCAATTGAAGCTAATTTTAGTTAGCAGCGTTTGTGATTCCGTAAGAAACTAAATCTTCAGCAAAACCATATTTCGCATCAGCAGTAAATCTCATCACTACACGAACGTTTTGACTTCCGTCAATGTCGCCCATATCCAAAACTTTAACTTCGTTCATATCGTTAAGCAAACCAGTAGCAAAATACAAGTTTGATTTTTGAGATAACAAAGCAGTTCCGTTTGCAAGACCATTAGCCATAAAGATTTTAACACCGTCAAAGAATAAGTCTCCTAGAACTTGGTTAGTTCCTTTGTTGTCATATCCATTTGCTCCAACTCCAGCAGCAGCAAAGCCACCCAAAGCGCGAACGTATGCTCTGTAAATGTTGTTAGAAACATACAAAGTCAAATCTTCTTTTCCGTACAATGCAGCAGGACAAGCGTCAACAATTTTACCTAGTTCAGCAATAACGTTTGCAGCAGTAATAGTTGTACCAGCAATTTCTTGTGCAGCAGGCAAAGAAGCATCTGTTGTAAGTTGCGTCATAATTCCCGCGAATTCTCCAGCTGTTGCGTTAACACCAGACCAAATTGAAGTTTCCATTCCAGCAGCAACTTTTTCAGAAGCGTGTGCAATTAAGAAATCAGCAAATGATTTTGGAAGCGTATCGAATGCAGAGTAACCCATAGAAATTGCATCAAAATCGGAGCGAAAATCTGATTTGCACAATTGTAGGTTAACTTGAAAGCTCTCGGGTTGCAAAACTCTTTCAGTCAATGTAATAGTTGAAGTAGGGTCGAAATCACAAGTTGCATTTTTGATGATTCCATCAGTAGCAACTTTTTTGATTACTTGCTTGAACTTCACGTTAGGCATAATTGTAACCGCCTGTGCGTCTAATGTTGGTGCAGACAATAAAGCTGCTGCGATGTACTTTCCAGCCGATTCTCCGGCATAACTTGTTGTAATTGATGTTGTTGTAGGCATAATATTTAATTTTTAAATGTTGTTTATTTTGTTAAGGATTCTTTCCATTTGAGAAATTCCACCTTTCTTGCCGTATCTTACGCGTTCGATTGGATTCTCATTTTCTGGATTATAAGAAATTGGTTTCGGCTCTTCTGACAATTCAACCGGTGCAACTTCTTCTGTCGCTTCCACTTTTGATTGTGCAGAAAGTGCTACTTTCAATTCTTCGATTTCTTTTTTCAATTCTTCGATTTCAGAAGAAAAGAATGTTTCTTTGCTTACTGATTCAATTACTTTTTTTGCTATTGGGTTAACTGCTTTTTCAGCTTCAACTTCAATTTCAACTTCTGCTTCTGGAGCAACCTCCTCTTCAACCATTGCTTCTTTAATTTCAGAGATAATTCCCTCTTCAACTACTACTAGAATCATTGAATTTTCAAGTTCATATTCTCCAATTGGCAAAGGGATTCTCTGCTCATCTTCTGTGATAATAAAAACTTCGTTCCCAGCTTCAAACATTTCAGCCTCCAAAACAGTTGTACCGTCAACTAGTTTCATCATTTCAAGTTTAACCTCCATTCCTAGCAAGGTTCTAACTTTATTTAAAATTGATTTCTCTTTCATATTTATTATTTATGTTATACTATTATAACGTATTAACTTTTCTTTGTTTTGTTTTTAACCGTTTTGGCGTACTGTTGTTCGCACTCCGTTATCTTCTGAACGTGTTACTACCTCTGGTGTTGCGCTTGCTGTTTGACCTATTCCCTGCGCTTGTAGCGAACCATCGCAGCACTTACTTGAATACTTGCCGTCCTTACATAGACAACCTCTCCTACTTCCCTCCGTAGGGCTTACTTTACTTTGTGTTTTTTTAGCCATAATTTTAATATTTGTGGTTTTGCGTTCTTTGTATAAAATAAATTACATTGTAAATAGAGCCAGAATGAGAAGCTAAAACATCAACTTCTAAACCATTTGCCACAACATCTGCATCTGAATAATATTGAAAAGTTTTAGAAAATGTATGCTCTACGTTATTGCCTTTTGGAAAAGTTATAGTATCTCTAACTCTGTCGTATGGGTTTAATCCCCCACCTTGCAAATACAGTTCAATGTGTCCGTTTGCATTGCTTATTTTAGCCTTAAATGCAATAGTAACAACATACACGTCTCCGTCATTTTCTGCTCTTAATTTATTTGAAGAATAATAGTCTATTCCAGAGTGAATATGTGTATCAATAATATTTCCTGCATTGTTTGGTAAAGTAAATGCCGAAGTTGAAAAGGTGTACGGCTCAATACTTGTGTATTGTGTGTCATCATACCTAGCCCAACCTAAGCCCATTTTATCTGATTGAGGAGGAAACACCCTAACCTGCTCTCCATTGAACCCCATAAACAAAGATTCATCTGTGACTTGCATTGCCCCCTGCTCAATGTTTACGGCATCAACTTCTGTTTGACTTACTTCTTGAACGTGAACTCTAAACGACGTGTTTATCATTTTAAGATTTCTTTAAGTTGATTAATGATACTGTGCTTTTCATTTTCAGCCATTGACATTTCTAATTTGTCGGCGAAGTAGCCCTCTATTGAAAAACCTTTTACCTTGCCCTCTTTAACATCATTCCAAACCTTATCATTATCAACTTTCATTGAAATCATCCAAGTTCCCTTTGGCAAACTAAAGCCATATTTCACAGACTTGTCGTGTACATCATCTTCAATTAGCCAAGATTCAACAACCGTCATTCCTTCAATTTTCTTTTCGTGTTCTTGCGTTGCTTTAGACTGATTGCCATTTTTAAAGAATAGTTCCATAGCTTGCCTAACGGTTGCCTCTGAAAAGAATATTTCAAACTCCTCTTTGGTTTTCTCGTTTACTCGGTATATCTTTTTGTTTGGTATCAACGCAGCACCCATTAAAATGCGCTTTTCTGCATCAATTTCTTTAAGCATTATTTTATCCTCTTTTAAGGCAATAAAGTTTTCTTGTATCGCGGGATTTTCTACGATTGAAACGGCATCTATTCCGTTTGTTTCGTCTTTGCTATCAATTATAAGTTCAATGAGTTTCATACTATAATAACGTTAAATTGTTAAAGTGTTGCATTTTCTATTCTGTTACGGTCAAGTGATTGTGCGCTGGAAACATCTCCACTAACTACATAGGCTTTCATCGGTTGATTTTGCAATTGAGATAGTTGGTTTACGTTTGAGTTTCCTACTATGTTAAAAGACGGCGCTTGTTGTTGTACATCTGGCAAAGACGCTCCACCGCCGCCACCTCCACCGCCCCCACTTGGAGAACCTCCACCATCAAACTTTTGTGAAGCTATTTTTTTAACGTTTAACAAACCAGCAGTAATCGCAGCAGCAGCTGCCAAAGGGGCTAATATTGGACCAGCAGGACCAGTTGAAGCTATCATAGAAGCATAAGCAGCCGTAGCAGCTTTATAAGTATCAATAGTTGCTCCTGCAATGTTTACAGCTTTCTGTATATCAAACGCCTTTTTTTGTTGCTTTCTACTTTTACCAGCAAACAATTCAGCAAGGTTTGCTATAACCGACAACCCATCTTTAACACCTTGAATTTTATCGTCTTTTTTCTTTTGTTCAATATCCTTTAGCCTTTTGGCTTGGGCTTCATTGTCGGCAATTTCTTTATCGGCATATTTTTGATTAATAGCGGCAATTTCTTCTTTTTGTTGTTCAATTAATAGCTTTTCAAGTTCATCGTTTTCCCCAGCAATGGCAAATTTTGCTTCGTAACTTTCTACTAAGTTTGCAATTTCTTGTTCTTGTTTATTGTAGTTTAGTTCCTGCGATAGTTTAAATTGCGCATCTTCTTTAGCAATTAAATCAGCTAATTCTTTATCTAAGTACTTTTGTTTAATTTGATTCTTTTCGTACTCTTGAGCCTCTAATAAACTTGTTGTATCTTGCTTGTACTTTATAGCTAATTCAATCTCTTTTTGATACTTTCTATCGACGTTTAAAATTTCTAAATCTTGTGCTGAAAGTTTTGAATCAGAATACGATTGCTCTAGTTTCTGTATAGCTTCTAAAGCATTTTTTTTACCCTCCGCTTCTTTCTTGTTGTTTTCCTCTATCTGTTTTGCCTCCGCATCTCTACGGCTTTTTGATTCTGCTGCCGCTGCTTTTTCCTCTGCTCTTGCTTCGTTTCTTGTGCTAACAAGTTCTGTATTTAATCGTTTTTTTGTTCTTATGGATGCTGTTTCTAATTCAGTAACTTTCGCTATTAAATTTGCCTCCTCTAACTTATCCTCTTTTGTAGATTTTGCATCTGCATTTTGAGAAGTTTTTACAGCCGCTCTTATTTTTGCTGCTTCAATTTCTTTTTTTGTAATTTTTTCCTCAATAGCAACCGCATCTTTTAATGCCTTTTGTCTTTCCGCTAAAGAGAACAAGTCTTTTTGGGCTGCTTTATCTCTAAACTCCGCGATTTTTCTGTCTGCTTTTGCTCTTTCAGTAACTAAATTACGTTCTATTACATCAGCTTTAGCAATTTGCCCTGCTCTTTCGTTAGCCCTTTTAGATATTTTATCGTTTGCATCTGATAATTTATTTAATGCTTTTTCAGCACCAAAGGCACCAAATGTAATTGTATCAAAAAACTTTGTAACATAAGTTGCACCTTTGGCTAAACCGCTACCAATTTTCCCTACAACTGTAATAACTAAATCTCCAAAATCAGCAATTGCATCGGTAACCTTGCCCACAATTATACCAAGTTTTTCTGTTATTCTCGTCCACTTGTTTTGACCTTCTTCTGAAGCTGTAAACGCTTGCTTAACCGCTAGTATAGCAATAATCAAAGCGCCTATTCCAGTTGCTGCAATGGCAAACCCTAAAGATTTAAAAGAAGTTGCAACACCTAAAACTGTTGTTTTTAACGCCGTAAATTTACCAACTGCTCCACCGCTTATTGCGTTAAGATTACCCCCCATATTGGAAGCGTTTGTCGAAACGTTTTTAGTTTCGTTTCCCGTTTGCTTTATTGAGTTGTTAAGATTGTCAACTCCAGCAGTAGCACTTTTTGTATCTACGTTTATTTTTATAGTTTTAGTTTGTGCCATTATTTCACGCTTTTAATTTTTCTTATTTCTTGCTTTAAAATCTTTTTAAAAGTAGTATTCAATTTATACTTACCCTTTGCAATGTCTATAAATTCACTTTCTCCATAGAAATTATCCATTTGTAACATTGTAATAATTTGTTGCATCATATCTTATATTGTTATAATATTTATCCTTTCGTTTGTTATTTCTCCTCCTGCATTTAAATATGCCAACTCTAAAAAAGAAACCGTATCTACTGGAGCCGCTGGCATAGTTGCACTTATAACTTCATCCTCTGTTAAAAAGTATTTTGACAAAGTTATCTCTTCGGAACTAACGCCAATTGTAACGCTTTCAGCCCCGTTAGGTAAACTTATTGCTAAAGGAATTGTTCCACCGGTGCTAGGTACTACGTAAGACCCTGCCAAAGAACCTCTAAAATCTAAATACAAACTAAAATCAACTTCTCCCGTAGTTAGGTTTGATTTCATTTCGTTAATTATGTAACGCTTATCTCTAATTATTAACCTATCATTTAGCTTTAAACCAGTAAGCAAAGACAAAGAAAGTTTTGTTTTAACCCTTACTAATCTTTGCTTTAAATTGTAAAGGTTGGATAGGTAGCCAAAATAATACGATTGGTATTGCGTGTTAAATATTGGCTCCAAAAGTAAAGAAGAAAACTCTGGCGAAAAGTTAAGCGTGTAGTTCTCAAAACTTTTAAATAAGTCTTGACCAAATGGCGTATAAGTTGAAACGGTAACTGGGCCTCCACTACTTTGAAACTTAAAGCTGCACGCTTGGTTGTCATATTGATAGAATAACGTAGGCTTTGGAACGTACGATGCTAGTTCTTTAGTTAACGAATATCCAACTTGTAAATCTGTTCCCGTGAAAGTTTGTTGCAGTAGATTTTCAAAAGGTAACTTTACTATAAAATCGCCACCGTCATAATCAAAAGCGTTTACCGCATCGCCATAACCCCGATTATTGTTTTCAATAAATTGTTTGTTTAGTATGCTTTCTGACTGTTCAAATTCCAAAGATATTTTTTTGTACAAAGGCATTTTTGCCACCTCAATATTTTCAATATCAACAAACCTTGAAATATTAATCTTCCTGCCTTTATCGTACCAATCATCCAATGGTGCAATATAGTAAACGTTCTCCGCTGTACTTACACAAGTTGCATTAAACTGTTTTAAGATTCCAGCAAAGAAATCAGCAACTTTCATCTTTGGACAATTTAAACCCAAGTTTGTTAATAGTGTGGCAGTAATAGTTGCATTTGCAATATTAACAGAAGATAAGTAAGGAGTAAAACCAGTTGCAACATCGTAAATAAAATAAGAAAAATTATAAGTAGTCGTGCTTGTTATAACAATCGTAGCTGTTGTTCTTATTGAAAAACTATAAACATCGTTAAGGCTAGGTATATTTTTACTAGATACAACCACTATTGAACCCGTACCACTTTTTGGATAAGAATTTGTTAAAACTCCATTTTTATAAACATCAATATAATATAAACTTGAATTTGATACTGTATTAATGTTAAAAGTTATATTGTGCCTACCATCTGTTATGCCAGTCTCATAATAATAATTAAAATTGATTTTATTATTTGTTAAATCTACATAAGGCGATATATTGTACGTTCCAGTATTTGAATTTATAGCAGTAAAATCTACCGGATAGTTAGCCCCGCTTTGAACGTAACCTATTGAGTTCTTATACCATAAAAATAACTTGGTAAAACTTTCATCACTCAAGAAATTACCCTCAAAAGTTACGCCGTACTTTTGTTGAATTAACGAGAAGATACTTGAAACTCTTAACGCTGGAAACAACTCCGTCAAACTTATTGCTCCAGTATTTGTGCTTATGTCATTAGCTAAAGTTGTAGGGTTTATGTAGCTTGGCGTTGTGGCGTTAATTATTTCCGCTCCGTAACTCCACAACCTATTTGAAGTAATTAAAGGGTACTTAACATCGTAGGCATTTGTTGCGTCCTCAATTCTATTTAAAAACTCCGCTTGTGTGTAATCGTGATTGTAAGGCGTGTAATCTAAATCGCTTAACAAATCTTCGCCAAAGTAATCTTTTAAAGTTTTACCGTCGCCATAAAAAGTAACGGTATAGCTTTCGGGCTTTCCATTTTTTAGATTAGCTTTTTCAATCTGTAATTTCCCTCTACGAAAGAAAGATAAATCTATCTCAATAAACGCATCTAAGCGAAGATTGTAGTCTATTGAAGCGTCAACATCTGATTGATAAAAGTGTTGAAATATGGCGTTGTTATGCGTTGATGCCGGTATAGTAAAAGACTGCGAAAAGTCTGTAAAAGTTTTACTAATATCTTGAATGTTTTGAACGGTTGAAACAACATTTATTTGCTCGTCCTCAAACAATTCAAGGCGTTCTGTATTTTGAATAAATCCAGTTGAGCCAGTTAAGGAATCTCTCAAACATTGCTCAGCTTCAAACGTACCATTGTCATCCGTTACTCGTCTATAAAAGTAGTGAACAACAGCGTTTATATTTTCTTGGTTGCGCGATGTTGTAACGTATATCTGTACTTTTCTATTCATTATATTACAGAATTTATTAAGTCAAAAGCAAAGTCAAATTCTAATTTATAGTTGATTAAGTTTTTATTAATGTGCTTATAAAGTTCAGTTGATTTTGTGTTAAGTTTAGCAGGTAAGCTATTCACTAAAACTCTTTCGGATAGCATCAATTGCTGTATCGTATCGGCATAACTTTCATCCACCCAATCTGTGTTCAACTCTATTGTCTTAGAACCGTTAGCGTTAAAGATTTTGCGTTGTCCCTCGCTTTGGTAGTAGTTAGGATAAACAGACGGCATAAGGTTGTATTCTTTGTTTTCAACTTTTATTTTTTCAGTCGAAGCCTTAAAGAAAAACTCCCTTTGAAAAGCGCCGTACCTATTTATGAAATCAACTTGTATAGGTTGGTACTTACATTCTACCTTTGGATAAAAATAACCAGTCCAAAGAACATCATCGCTGTCATTTGTAAAAACTAATTTGTTTCCGTCGTTTTTCCACCCCGTATAAACTCTCGAAATATCGCGAACAGTATTTGGCGTTATAGCAATTTCTTGAAAAGCTAAAGTAGTAAGATTGTCCCACCTTGCCTGCACAATGTTTGGGTCTACTAATGTAACCCATCCAACATTTTGGTTTGGGTCATAGTAATAACTACCCTCATTCAAAAGCACTCCAGATAAAACTGGGTTTGAACCGTCCGTGAAATAGCCGTAACCATCAAACGCCTTTAACGTTTCATCCGCCCCAACTTGAACAAAGTCTACTAAAACCCTTTTGTATTTCTTTATCTTAACGTTGCACCATTGTCCCGATGGCGTTGCTGCGCTATTAGATGGCTGTCCTTGCATTAAGTTGTGATTAATAAACTCACTTATGTAAGGCGATAAATCGTAGTTTGTAGCCGTTATTAAAGAAGATGCAATTTGTTTGCTTAAGGTGTAGTTTGGTGTTGACGGTGCGCCACCCGTTCCATTCCAAATAAACAATTCAACCTTTGTTTCTACTTGCCCAATTTCATCAATGGAAATTATGTACGGGCTTCTTGTGTTTATATTACTCATTTGTTAAAATTTCATCTATTTGTGAATTGAATAATTGTATTGCGTCTAAGCCATATTTTTCTATCAACTTCTCGGGTAAATTCTTAAATGCAGCTTCAAAAGGTTTGGTAAAAAACAAACTAGGTTTTATTCCTTTGTTAAATACTGAACGCGCTATTAAAAAAGCCAAACTTTTACGCTTCATTAATTTACCTCCTGCATCTCTAGGTGCAA